GTCTTACAGATACTTTGACCAAGCAAAAGAGTTAGCTGATAAATTAGGTGTTGTACTAAATGAAAGTGTATTGAATGAAAGTAGTTCAATGGCATTATCTATTTATAGTCCGACTAATCTAGCTGATTTATTAACTGATGAGGTTGAACAAACTAGAGAGGAAAAAATAGCAATAGCTAAACAACTATTGCGAGAACAACAAAGTGTAAATTAACATTTGACAAATTAGGGAGTTTCCTATAAACTCCCTAATCAGAAAGAGAGAAATAAATATGACTAAAACATTTTACATAACTTATTGGGCTTCTAAACATAAGAAGCACATAACAAGACAAGGTAAGCATGACGAAAAAAGCAGATATGGAACATCTAAAAAAGGTGTCCCTTATTATGTTTACTATGACTTAGATAGTCATGGATATAGAACAGCGACTACAAGTTGGAAAGTGAGGCATTAATGAGTGATTATAATTGGTGTCATGGACCAAGTTGCCATGAGAATAAAACACAGGACAGGATAAGAGGTGTTAAAGGCTCAAAGGTTTTGAGGACCAGAAAAGTTCCACAGACTAAATGGAATAGTGGTGTTCATTTAAGTATGTATTCTTATTTCTGTAGTAATGGTTGTTACAATGATTTTGCAAATAAACATATTTCGCAAGTCATTGCAATAGCGCCAAGATTAGAGGCTCTTGAAACTCCAATCGAGGACCCTGTAAGAACACAGAATTCCTATGGTTGGATTACAACTAAAATAACAGAGGTTGACAATGCTTGACTTATCCTATATTCTCCAAGATATGACTAATACAAATACAGACAATAAAACAGAAGAAAGAAAAAACAGATTCACAGGCGAGTCTGTTATGCTAACTAAGGAAGAGGCTAGAAGACATGATCTTATCTTTGTGGCTGAGTCAATGGCTGAGTTTCATGCTGACCCAGATACAAAAGACAAGCACTATAAGATTATGCGTGAGCATCTTAATTGGTTTAGGCAACACAATGCATCAGCATACATGGTCTTACTAGATTAACTCTCTTACCCATGGCGGGTTAACACTGACAACCGCCATGGGTCCCAAACTAAATCCAAAAATCAATTGTAGGTTGTGCGGGGTCCCCCCTTTTTGTAAAAAGGGGTCCCACTACTCTAGGTTGTATAGCTTGATTTAGACAGTTATACCTGGTAAAAACATATTGAACACTTTAAGGTGCGAAAAAAATTTTTTAAAAAATTTTATGGAATTGAATAATATAGATATAAGTAAACTACCTGCAGACGTCCGTAGGAAATATAAACAGCTGCAAGTAATGCATGCTGAAAAAAAAATACAAAACAAGGCTAAAGATGATTTCTTGTCTTTTGTCAAATGTATGTGGCCCGATTTTATAGAGGGGTCCCACCACAGGCACATTGCAGAAAAATTTAATAAATTGGCTACAGGCGAAATAAATCGTTTGATAGTTAACATGCCCCCGAGACACACTAAGTCGGAGTTTGCCTCATACTTACTTCCGGCTTGGATGGTGGGCCGTGAGCCAAGGCTCAAGATAATTCAAGCAACGCACACCGGTGAACTCGCCGTAAGGTTTGGTCGTAAAGCAAAGAACCTAATTGATAGTGAAGATTACGGTAAAATATTTGAAACAAGATTACAAGAAGATAGTAAGGCAGCAGGACGATGGGAAACAGCACAAGGCGGTGAATACTTTGCAGCTGGTGTAGGTGGTGCGATCACTGGACGGGGTGCAGATTTATTAATCATAGATGACCCACATAGTGAACAAGATGCAATGTCGCCTACAGCTTTAGAGTCTGCTTATGAATGGTATACATCAGGTCCACGTCAACGTTTACAACCAGGTGGTAAAATTATTTTAGTTATGACTAGATGGTCAAATAAAGATCTGACAGGAAAATTGATACAGAATCAAAAAGAAGCTAAAGCTGATCAGTGGGACGTGGTCGAGTTTCCAGCAATCATGGACCATGGATCAAAGAAACAAAAACCAGTATGGCCGGAGTATTGGAAGTTAGATGAACTTGAGAAGGTACAAGCAACACTGCCCACGGGCAAATGGAACGCGCAATGGATGCAGAATCCAACAGCAGAAGAAGGAGCTATACTTAAACGAGAGTGGTGGAGAACTTATACAGGTGAAACAATTCCACAACTACATCACGTTATACAATCTTATGATACAGCGTTTTTAAAAAAAGAAACAGCGGATTACTCAGCTATTACCACCTGGGGAATATTCTATCCTGATGAAGACTCAGGTGCTAATTTAATATTATTAGATGCTATAAAAGGACGATATGAGTTTCCAGAACTAAGACGTCTGGCGTTAGATCAATATAAATATTGGATGCCTGAATCAGTTATAGTTGAAGCAAAAGCTAGTGGTTTACCATTAACCTATGAACTACGGAACATGGATATACCAGTTGTGAACTTCACACCATCTAAAGGAAATGATAAGCATGCACGTGTAAATGCAGTTGCACCTTTGTTCGAATCTGGTATGATATGGGCGCCTGAGCAGAAATTTGCAGATGACGTTATCGAAGAGTGTGCTGCATTTCCTTATGGTGATCATGATGACTTGGTTGATAGTACAACACAAGCAATCATGCGATTCAGACAGGGAGGTCTGATCGGACACCCTGAAGATTATGTTGATGAAAAAATCGATAAACAAAAAAGGAACTATTATTAATGTTTAGAAGACAAAAATTTTCAGTGGGTACAATTGTAAAAGGAGCTGTAGCTGCAGCTAAAGGTGCTAACAAAACGGGTAAAGCAGGACTTAAAGCTAAAAAGAAAATAGATAAGATCAACAAGAAAGATACTCTTGCGTTTGGTTTAAAATATCGAAAAATGATGAACATCAAAAAAGCTTTGAATAAGCCAGCTGTTCAAGAATTTGAAAAAACAATGAAAGAAATTAAATCTAACCCTGGATATACAGGTAGACGTAAAATGGATATAGAATCTGAATTAGCTGCCAATCAAAAACTACAATCAAAATTATTTAGAGGATCAAAAGACTTAGCAAAAAAATACGAAGGACTGCCCGATATTAGATCAAGATTTAGAGGTGCACCAGGTCGTCAAAGAAAATTAGTTAAGGGTGTTAAGAATCCTATGAAACGAGCAGAGATATTACAAGAAGATAGATTAAAAAGAGGCTTCAAAGATGCAGGTAAGAAAAAATAATGTCGGCAGTAAATTTTATAACATCATTAGCTAGAAAGATTTTAGCAAGAGAATCAAAAGGGATAACAAAGATTCCAACTCAAATGGCAGCAGAAGCAAAAGCTGGTGAGATAGCAGCCAGATTACAAGACGCAGGTTTACCTCTTAACAGAGCAGATGAGTTTATAAAATCAGAGCAAGATCTTGTCAGAATATTAAATATGATAGAAAGCACACCACCAGTAATGAGAGAAGTGCCATCAGGAATTAGATCTACACGAGAAGCAAAAGTATTTGATATGCAAGGTAAGGAAATAAAAGACCCTAAAAACATTATGGGTGGTAAAGAAATAAACCAACAGACTTTAAAAGAAGGATTAATGAAAATAGATAATCCATTCTCAGATTTAGTTAAGACAACTGAAAAAGGACCTAAGACTCTTAAACAAAGAGAAGCAGAAGTATTAGAGCAAATGAATAAAAATAATAAAGAAACTGTTCAAAGAATAAAAAATAGAAAAATGGTTGACGATGCAATTGATAATGCTTCACCAGGATTTGCAGGAGATAGGAAATATGATGCACAACTTGTTGCAGATGATTTAGCAGAAAAAAGATTTGGTAAAGAGTTTTATGATTTAGATGAAATAGATCAAATGGAACTTTACGATGAAGCCTATCAAGGTTTATCAAAACAAAGATTTAAAAACAGACCAAGTGAAGACAGAGCTCTTGAAGATTTTGTCGATGATGCGGGTGGCGTGAACCCAGATGATCCAAGAGGCATAGATGATTTTATACCAGAACCAGAAGACTTTGCACAAGGTGGTATAGCACGTCTTGGTTTAAAAGAAGGATCAGGAATGACCAGAAGAAGTTTCTTAAAAATACTAGGTGGCCTTGCAGCTGTGCCTATCGTTGGTAAGTTTTTTAAATTAGCCAAAGTAGGTAAAACAGTAACCAAAGTTCCAATTATTAAAACAGGAGATGTACCTGGTAAACCAGAATGGTTTGATGCATTAGTTAACAAAGTTATTCTTGAAGGTGATGACGTTACAAAAAGATTTGCAACTCAAGAACGACAGGTTGTACACATGAAAAAAATTGACGATGATACAAGTGTTACAGTAACACAAGATTTAAATGATGGATCTATTATGGTTGATGTGGATGATCCGATAAGAAATGTCATGGGAGAAGGTGGAGATGATACATCAGTAACGATGATGCTTAAAAAAGGTCAGGCTGATGAAACTACAAAAGGCACACCTCCCGATGAGTTTTCATTTACAGAAAATGACATGAGAAACTACATGGATGGCCCTGATGATTATACAACAGAGTTTACAGATAACACTGTTAACAAAATGAGCGATCTTACATCTGATCTAGGTAAAATTAAAAGTTATGCCACTGGTAAAGGACCTACAATGAAACAAATTGTAGAGTCTAAAAAAAGAAAAGATATGGTTAGATTTGCAGAAGAAAATCCTTCAGAGTATGCAGCTAATCGTGGTCCTGAGTTTGATCCTGATTATGATGACTATGCATCAGGCGGTATTGCTAGAATGTTAGGTGAGTAATGAACCCAGGAAAATTTTCACAGATGATGAAGTATCTGACTCGGGCAAAGAAAGCTGACCCAGAACTTCCTGATGTCTTTCCTGCAAGCAAAGCACCTATCCCACCAGTTAGAAAAGACGTTGAACAAACGGATGCTGTTAACCAATTCATGTTGCGTAATCCACGAGTAGAAAAAGCAGGTGGTGGTATGTTAGTGCAACCAGGTTTTGGTGGTGTGAGGCAGGGGTATAAAGAAGATAAATATATTACACCTGCAAGAAGATCTGGTGCCGAAGGTTTTCAAGGTCAAAAATTTATAAGTGTTAAAGACCCAACATATTCTGATGGTCGAAGAAGAGTTAAAACACCTGAATACGAAAAATATTTAAAAAAAGAAATAGCAAAAGCAAAAAAAAGACCTGACTACGGAAGTAAAGGATTTATTAGAAGAGAACCTGGATTACTTAGAATTGCAGAGGCTATGCAACAAGCTGATATAAACGATGATGCAGAGTTTATGATGCCAAATAAAAAAGCAACAAAAACTCAAGAAAAATATTTTAATAGAAAAATGAAAGTATTTAAAAAAGGAGTGTTAGAGGGATCTGATATTGTTTATATAAATAATTTAGAAAAAAATTTTGACGATGTTATCTTTATTGCTGATCAATTAGGGGAAAGCCCTGATTGGGTTTTAGATAAATTAGAAGAAAGAACAGAGTTTAGAGATTTTGCTAAAGGTGAAAAAGACATCTTAAAAAAAGATCCTAAGTATACAAAACCTAGAAACGACTATTTAAAAGTAGAAAACTGGGTTCAAAAAAATGCTAAAAAATATGCTAAACCAGAAACATTTGAAAAAGCACTTATAAAAAGATTTGGAAAAGATAATCAATTTGTAAAAGACATGAATTCTAAAAAAGGTCTTGTTCAAACTTACTTTAGTGATGATTTTAAAAAAACAATGTTAAACATAACGGCAGAAAAAAGCAGAAGTAAACCCTCTCATTTAAAACAATTTATAAAAAGTTCTTTATATAATTTTAATCCTAAAATTAAAAACGCTGTAACAGTAGAGATAAAAAATATTTTTAAATCTGAGAACTTACCTAAACTTAGAACAGAGGCTAGAAAACTTTTAAATAATAATAAACTATTATCTACGTTTGGATTAAATGAAGCGATTACAGGTCCTTATGCGAGAGTAATTCAAGCAGAAATAGGTCAACAATTATTTGCTGATATAACTAATTTTCGACAACATAGAGTTGGCACACAAGAAATGTTAAAAGCTTTTGAACAAATAGTTGCTGATGAATTTAAACCTATGTTTAACGAGACAGCAAAAGCGATTGGATTCTCAAAACAAAATCAATGGCCAAAAGCAAAAGAAATATTAGGACTAGCGGATAACATTGCGTGGGATCACAAAGTTCCGTCCTCTGTAATTGATAAAGGTTATGCTGATATAATAGAATATACAAAAGTAAATCCAACGACCGCAAATTTTAATGAGAGAATTAAAAATGCTCAGTTTGATAGACCTATTAATAAACTTATAACTAAATTTGAAAAAGCAACTACTTTAGATGCAAAAGTAAAAATTAAAAATGAAATGGACACTATTAAAAATAATTTTAGTCAAAAATATAGTGGTTATTTAGATGAAGTAAGTATTAATTTAGATCCACAAGGAAATTTAAAATTTTCTAGCTCTGCAAAACCTTTATCTACAAGAGAAGATAGAATTGCAATGCTAGGAAAAAGCATGTTTCAAGCAGGTGAAATTACTAAAAAACAAGAAGCTAATTTTTTAAGCAAGATGGGTTTTAAATGTAAGTATGCTAAAGCAGATGGTGGTCGTATTGGTTTAAGCACAGGCTCTGGTAGATGTGATGATCCAGCTTCTTATACTGATGATATTAATAAAACAAGACAGGATTTAAAATCCGATGACGTTAGAGTTAGAGCTGCTGCAAGTGCAAAACTAACTAGAGGTTTAGATGTAGCAAAAACATTACCAAAGATTGGAACTTTTTTAAGACGTGCGGGTCAGGCAACAGTTGGTGCGGTGTCTAGCACTTTAAAAACACTTGGTCTTACAACACCTGTGGGTTATGCAATAGAAGGAATGGTTGAGGGCGGCGTCTATGATTATTTTAAAAAACAAGGATACACAGATCAACAAGCTTTATCAGAAACATTTACGCCTGGAATAATAACTGGAAGACCAGAGGGTGTACCATGGTACGGTGGCGCTGAATCATTATTAGAAAAAGAACTAACAGAAGGGCAACCAAAAGTAGCACAATACGTTGACGCATTAAAAGATCAAGAACAAGTGTTTGATGCGTTTGGAAGATTAGACCGAGGACAACAAGCATCAAGAAAAGATATTACAGATGCAGCACAAGCTGATATTCAAGATCTAAATAGATCTGGAACAATAAGTAGAATCAATAGAATTATGAATCCTGAAAGTATGGCATCACGGGCGTATCAAACAGCCATTGAAAGACAAGCAGGTGCACAAGATCAAAGAGCTAGAGATTACATGGCTGAAAATTATGTGCAAACAGAACCAAGTGATTTTTCAGAACAACAACTTCAAAAGAAAAGAAACGAAGAAATGTTACAAATGTTTCCAACTCCAACAGTAGAGGATGTGCAAAATGTATACAAACAGTACGGAGTTGAGGATCGTTTAAAAAGTTTTACAGCACAAGATTATAAAGACGAAATAAAAAATTTTGATGACTTTCAAAAACAAAGTTATTTTGCAGATAACTTTAGATTAGAAAAAGCAGGCGGTGGTATAGCAGGTTTATCTGGTGGTATAGATAAAGGTCCGCAAAGAAGATCCTTGAATCCTGATTCACAAGGGTTGCAAGGTCTAATGAAACGTGTTAGGAATAGATAGGAGTATATATGGCAGAAATAGACAAAGGACTCCCGAACACTAGAAAACAAGAAGAGATTCCTTCAGAAGAGGAATTACAAGATGTTGCTGTTCAGGAACCAGTAGAAGAAAAAGGACCAATCGAGGTCATACCAGAAGAAGACGGTGGCGTAACTTTAGATTACGAACCAGGTGCAATTAACGTACCAGGAACAGAATCACATTTTGATAACTTAGCAGAACTTTTACCAGACGATGTATTAGAGCCAATAGGTGGTGATATGGTTCAAAATTTTATGGACTACAAAGCATCAAGAAAAGATTGGGAACAATCTTATACAACTGGATTAGATCTTTTAGGTTTTAAATATGAGAATAGAACAGAACCGTTTCAAGGAGCCAGTGGTGCAACTCACCCTGTATTAGCAGAAGCAGTTACACAATTTCAAGCACAAGCTTACAAAGAATTATTACCAGCAGATGGACCAGTAAGAACTCAAGTTATTGGTGTTAAGAATCCACAAACAGAACAACAATCTGTTCGTGTTAAGGATTACATGAATTATTTAATTATGGATCAGATGAAAGAATACGAGGCAGAGTTTGATGCTATGTTATTTCATTTACCATTAGCAGGATCAACATTTAAAAAAGTTTATTACGATGTACCGATGGGTAGAGTTGTATCAAAGTTTGTACCTGCAGATGAATTAGTCGTTCCGTATACAGCTACCTCATTAGATGATGCGGAATCGATAATTCATGTTGTTAAAATGTCAGAGAACGAATTACGTAAACAACAAGTAAACGGTTTTTATAGAGATATAGATTTAGTACCACCAAGTAACGTTGAACAAAACTCTGTTGAGAAAAAAGAAAAAGAATTAGATGGAACTAAAAAAGTCGGTAAACAAGATACAATGTACACTCTGTTAGAGTGTCATGTAAATTTAGACTTAGAAGGTTTCGAAGAAGTTGGTCCTGAAGGGGAATCAACAGGAATAAAATTGCCCTACATAGTAACTGTAGAAGAAGGCAGCCGATTAGTTCTCTCCATTCGGAGAAACTATGCGCCCAATGATCTAAAGAAAAATAAGATCCAATATTTTGTCCACTTTAAATTTCTGCCAGGACTAGGATTTTATGGCTTTGGACTCATTCATATGATTGGCGGATTGAGTCGTACGGCAACGGCGGCTCTCCGTCAATTATTAGATGCAGGAACATTATCTAATTTACCTGCAGGATTTAAACAAAGAGGCGTTAGAGTTAGAGATGAAGCATCACCAATACAACCAGGTGAGTTTAAAGATGTAGATGCACCGGGTGGTAATTTAAGAGATGCATTCTTTCCATTACCGTACAAAGAACCATCACAAACATTATTAAACTTATTAGGTGTAGTTGTATCCGCTGGTCAAAGATTCGCGGCTATTGCTGACATGCAAGTGGGTGATGGTAATCAAGGCGCTGCAGTTGGAACAACAGTTGCGCTTCTTGAGCGTGGTTCAAGAGTTATGTCTGCAATACATAAAAGATGTTATGCAGCGATGAAAGATGAATTTAAATTACTTGCAAAAGTAGTTTCACAATATCTACCACCCGAATATCCTTATGATGTTGTAGGTGGTATGAGAAATGTTAAACAATCTGACTTTGATGATAGAATCGATGTAGTGCCAGTAGCTGATCCTAATATATTTTCGATGTCGCAAAGAATTACATTAGCACAAACACAATTACAAATCGCAACATCAAATCCACAGCTACATAATATGTATCAAATCTATAGAAACATGTATGAAGCAATCGGTGTTAAAAATGTTGATGCAGTTTTACCGGCACCAGCACCTACAGCACCAATGGATCCAAGTTTAGAACACATTAATGCTTTGGGTGGTAAACCTTTTCAAGCTTTTCCTGGTCAAGATCATAGAGCACACATTACAGCTCACTTAAATTTTATGTCAACTAACATTGTAAGAAATAATCCTGCGGTTATGGCAGCAATACAAAAAAATATTTTAGAACATATTAGTTTAATGGCACAAGAACAGGTGCAATTAGAGTTTAGAGAGCAAATGCAACAGATGATGATGATGCAACAACAAGCAGCAACTAATCCACAAATACAAGCACAGCTTCAAGCACTAACAAATCAGGTAGAATCAAGAAAAGCTATCCTAATTGCGGAGATGACAGAGGAATATATGAAGGAAGAGAAGCAAATTACATCACAATTTGACAATGATCCTCTTTTAAAATTAAAATCACGTGAAGTTGACCTACGTGCAATGGAAAATGAACGTAAAAAAGACAACGACGAAGCTCAAATTGACCTTGCAAGAGCAAGATTAATGCAACAAGGTGAGATTGCAGAAGATAAAATGGATCAAAACGAAGATTTAGCTAAATTACGTGCAGGAGTTAGCCTTGCAAAGAGCGGTGTACAACAAGCAAAAGTTATGGTAGACGATAATTAATAAAAAGGAGCAAAAAATGCAAAAACTAGACAAAATACAAGAAGTTAAAGTTGCAGAACAGCAAGTTGAAGTAGATCCTAGATCTAAAACTACTGCTGACCAAGCTTTTAACTATATTGGCACTGGTGGACCTGAAGAAGAAGTACAAGGTCAAGGCGCAGTGTTAGCAGAAAAGAAAAGAAAATCTAAAGCTTACTAATTATGTGGTTATCGGC